GATATTTAGCTAAAGCTGGTAAACCTAATGTATCTCTTAATGTAAAAGGCGGAGGTTGTTCAGGGTTTCAGTATGAGTGGGGAACAACCGATAAGGAACCTACTATAGAAAATCTTTGGCTTGATCCAATGGCAGAAATGTTTATATTTGGATGTACCATAGATTATGTAGAGGAATTAGGTGGTTCCTATTTAAAAGTAGTAAATCCAAACGCAACTGCATCTTGTGGTTGTGGAGAAAGTTTTGCAATATAATGAAAAAACAGTTGACAGTTAACGGTTGTTGTGATACTGTTAATATAACAAAAGGACAAACTACTGTTACTTTTGAGAATCACCAGTTTACCGTTACGGTATTCTTTTGCTCCAATTGTGGCCAGAAAAAAGCCACCTCAAATATAAGGGAAGGTAAATATGAAGATTAACGAATATGTTGGCGATCGCAACGGATCCTCGCTACGTGCTGAAATCTATTCTGATGTAGATGGATACAATATTAAATACTTTATCAATAATAATTTACAGCAAACGGAAGCGTTTGAAGGTAAAAGCATTTACTATGTTGAAGACGCCGCCCACAATTGGATTAATGGAATTAAGGTGTTAAATGGATAATCATCGTCCTCTTGGCATTAAAGGCAACATGTATGGCGTCAGAATTAGCAGTAAAGAAAATGACCCATACGTAAAAATAAACGACGAAACACTAACCACGAATAGAAAAGAGGTCCTTCTATTCTTACAGGCTTACAGAATGGGAAGGGACCATAAGAAAAATGAAATACGCACCGCATTGGGAATTTAAAAACATAATGATAACACCACCAAGGTCACCAGAAAAAATTCACCATGAAATTGCTGCAATGTTGGCGAATGGAGTCAACTATATTGACGCACTCGTTGAATATGCTAGAAAGAACGATCTTGAAATCGAGGCAGTAGCAGATATTGTAAAAAAATCGTCTATCCTTAAAGAAAAACTTCGAGGAGAGGCAGTTAAACTCAAACTAGTCGAAAAAGAAGAACGAGATGATCAAGACATCACAGAGCTTTGCAAATGAAGAATCATTCAATCTCTATGTTAAGTATCTTGCACTAAAGAAACACTTCACTACCGACGGCTACGATTATCATAAGTACAATGGAAAAATAAGAGCTAAGTTCGAGACATATCGTACTCGGAACGACGTATTCTTTTTCCATAAGCTTGCGCAAAAAGAAGATCCAATTAATCTTATGATGGCTAATATGTTAGTCAATCCAAATGTTTGGATCAGAACAATCGTAGAGCAGGAAGGTGAAAGCAAGTACTTTGACTGGAAGAAAAAGATTGATTCTTTAACGCACACTTTCAAATCAGATCTAAACAAATTAGACGATAACTATCAGTCTAACTTTGTCACGCATGACGGTCAGCATCCATATGTTATGACCTTATATGTACAACGGCAAATAACTCTTGAGACATTTACTATACTTACGCATTTATCAAATATTTTTCCTTATTGGGAGCAAAAAATAGTTGACAAAATCGTTGCGCGTGATATAATTAGATTATCAAGAAAGTACAAACCATTCTTGGAAATTAATGAAAAAAAGTTCAAAGAAATTATCAGAGACAGGTTTTTCTGATATAAATATATCGTTGACTTCGGTTAACTATATTTCGCAATACAAAAACATACATCGCTATACAAGGAGATACCACTATGGCAACATCATTTGATGCACTTAAAAAGAATCGTTCAAGTTCACTAAACAAATTGAACGCACAGCTCGAAAAGATTTCAACTAAGAGCTATTCAGATCCCAACGAAGGTAAAATGTGGAAACCACAACGTGACAAAGCTGGCAACGGTTTTGCAATTATTCGTTTCCTACCAGCGGCGCAAGGCGAAGAGATGCCTTTCGTACGTATTTGGGATCATGGTTTTCAAGGACCGACAGGTCTCTGGTATATTGAAAATTCACTCACAACCCTAAACCAAGACGATCCTGTGTCAGAATTCAACGGCAAGTTGTGGAATTCTGGTATTGACTCAGACAAAGAACAGGCTCGTAAACAGAAACGTCGTCTAAAGTATGTCTCAAATATTATGGTGATTAAAGATAGCGCAAATCCTGAAAACGAAGGCAAAGTCTTTATGTATCAGTTTGGCAAAAAGATCTTTGATAAATTGAACGATATGATGAACCCATCGTTTGAGGATGAAACACCAGTCAATCCTTTTGACTTTTGGGAAGGCGCAAACTTCCGTTTGAAAATCCGTCAGTTTGAAGGATATCCAAACTATGACAAATCAGAATTTGACCAACCGTCTGCAGTTTCAGAAGACGATGCTCAGATTGAAGCAATTTGGAATCAACAACATTCGCTACAAGAATTGGTTGACCCAAAGAACTTCAAAACATATTCTGAATTGAAAGCTAAACTATATCGTGTTCTTGCGATTGGTGAAGAACCATCTGAGCCATCCACTGCAATGGATGTTGATGATGATTTGGATTTGAGCAACATGGGTAACACTCAAGCTGCTGCTCCTACACCATCCGCTCCTGCTGCGGCTCCTGCAGCAACAATGAGTATGGATGATGACGACGATCTATCAATCTTTAAGGAACTAGCGAATGGTTAATAAAACCTACGAAGAGGTTTTAGATTTCGACTTCGGCTTCAGCTTCATTGATGAAGAGCTTCAAGAAAAAGAAGCTGTGGCCGAACAGAAAATTCAAGAAGTCAGTAGCGAAAAGCAATCACTTGAGGACCAACTCACTGATGCTAAAGTTGCTGCTGACGACTTTGAATATCGTTTAGAACTTCTATACAAATCAATCTCCCCATTCTTAGATAATTTGTGCAAGAATGCGGATAAGTCTACAATTTACTGGCCCGACAGAGTTGGTAAAATTGAGTCTTATAAAGCTAAACTATTGACGATCGTTGAGGGAAAATAAAATGAGTCTATTAGACAAACTAGTAAAAAATTCTACCATTAAGTTGACAGCTCAGTTATCTGAGTCAAAGGTTTTTGGTAAAAAAGAAATGGCACCAACACCAGTTCCTATGGTTAATGTTGCACTATCAGGTGATACTGATGGCGGCCTTAGCCCAGGATTGTTAGTTTTGGCTGGTCCATCTAAACACTTCAAATCTGCGTTTGCACTATTAACCGCAGCCGCATATATGAACAAATATAAAGATGCAATTTTGCTCTTTTACGATTCAGAGTTTGGTACGCCTCAGGCATACTTCGAGTCATTTGGTATTGATATGGATCGCGTGGTTCATACTCCTATTACTAACGTTGAAGAACTCAAGTTTGATATTAGTAACCAATTAGATCAAATTGACAAAAAAGACCATGTTTGTATTATTATCGACTCGGTCGGTAACTTGGCTTCCAAGAAAGAAGTTGAGGACGCAATGAATGAAAAATCTGTTGCGGATATGTCTCGGGCTAAATCTTTAAAGTCTTTGTTCCGTATTGTAACACCACACCTTAATCTTAAAGACATTCCTTTGATTGCGGTTAACCATACCTATCAAGAAATCGGATTGTTTCCTAAGGCTATTGTTTCAGGCGGTACAGGCATCTATTATTCAGCTGATGCTATTTGGATTGTTGGACGCCAGCAAGATAAAGTTGGTACTGAAATCCAAGGCTACCATTTTGTTATTAATATCGAAAAGTCACGCCATGTTAAAGAAAAATCTAAAATTCCAATCAGTGTAAGTTGGGATGGCGGTATCGTTAAATGGTCTGGTTTGATGGATGTAGCTGAAAAAGGTGGCTATCTTCGTAAACCAAAAGTTGGTTGGTATGAAGCAGTAAATCCTGCAACCGGTGAAGTTATTTCGCAAAAGTTAATGCGTGCTAAAGAAGTTAACGATAATGGCGAATTTTGGAATATGATGTTTGAAACTACAGACTTCAAAGATTATGTACGGAATACATTTACAATTGGAGCTTCAGGTAGTATTATGCGTGAAGATGACGATAGCGTATTTGAAGAAGAAGAAGTTATTGAAGGCTAAAATATTTGTTGACATTATACCAAATGTATAATACTATAATATTGAAGATGGCGGCTATTAAGTTAGGCGCCATCATTTATCTTTACACACAGGAATTCTTATGATTGAAAAAACAGTATTAGCAAACTTGATATTTAACGAAGACTATTTTCGTAAAGTGTATCCTTATATCAAACAAGAATACTTTGACGATAATGGTCTTAAAAAAATATTTGATACATATTCTGGATATGTTGATGAATACAAATCTCCGCCTTCAATTGAGGCGTTAAAGATTTCTTTAGACAAACGTAAAGACCTCAACGAAGATGCCTATAAAGGTATTATGTCTGAGGTTGACAATATGGCAGTTGACCAAAATACAGATTTTGATTGGCTCGTAAAAGAAACTGAAAAGTTTTGCCAAGATAAAGATTTGTATAATTCTATTCGTAAAGCAATTCTTGTAATTGACGGCGAAGATAAAGAAATGGATAAAGGTTCGTTACCTGAGCTATTATCTAACTCTTTATCAATTAGTTTTGATACAAGCATTGGCCACGATTACCTTGAGGATTATGAAAGCCGCTATGACTTTTATCATAAGAAAGAAGAACGTATTCCATTCGATATTGAATTACTCAACAAGATTACAAAAGGTGGTCTGCCACGCAAATCTATGACTGTGTTACTCGCAACAACTGGTGGTGGTAAATCATTGGTCAAATGTCACCACGCCGCGTCGGCATTAATGATGGGTAAGAATGTTTTATATATTACAATGGAAATGGCTGAAGAACGTATCTCTGAACGTATTGATGCTAATATGATGGATGTTACTATTGATGAAGTAGCCGAAACACCGCGTGATGTTTTCGCAAAACGAATTGGTAGATTTACATCAAAAACAACTGGTAAGTTGGTTGTTAAAGAATATCCAACTGGCTCTGCCCATGTTGGCCACTTTAGGCATTTGCTTAACGAATTGAAAATGAAACGCAACTTTGCGCCTGATATTATTTTTATTGACTATTTGAATATTTGTGCGTCTGCAAGAGTAAAAGGCGCTGCGGCAGCTAACTCATATACTCTTGTAAAATCAATCGCTGAGGAGGTACGTGGTCTTGCGATGGAATATAATTGTGCTGTGGTTACTAGTTCTCAGTTTAATCGTGATGGTTACGGCAACTCTGACGTGGATCTCACTAATACTTCTGAAAGTATGGGAATTACCCATACTGCTGACTGCATTCTTGGTCTAATCACATCTGAAGATTTGGATCAGCTTGGTCAAATAATGATTAAACAATTGAAAAACAGATGGAACGATCTTAGCTATTATCGTAGGTTTGTGGTTGGTGTTGATAGAGCAAAAATGAAACTTTATGATTTGGAAAGTAGTGCTCAGAATGGTATATCAAACGACCAACCTGCGGCAAACACTGCGTTCCAAAAACCGTCTTTAACGGATACGCCAATATTTGACAATACTCAATTTGGTAAAAAGAAAAAAGGTTTATTTGATACAGGAGATTTGATGTGAGTTATGTAGTACGCAAAACAGAAGAAAAAGATCAATATATGATTTGGGATAAGGATGAAGATAAACCAATTCAGCTATCGCTTGATAAACAACGTGCAAATGATATTGCCCGAAAGCTCAATTTAGGATCTGGGTTTGAAGGACACATCCCGGGTTTTTTAATGGTTAGGATCTAAATCTTTTATAAATAAACCTATAAGTATTCATAAGAGGGAAGATTATGAAAGGGTTTAAGACACACCTTACTGAGGCTATTAAAGCTGAAGACTTTGAGGCTGCTATTGTAATTGGTTGGCACGAAATCACTGGGCAACAGATTAACCCTGAAGCAGCTGGTATATCACAAAAGGTATACGATAGTATTATGGCACAGCCACAATATGTTGATGCTGGCAAAAAGATTGCACAATCAATTAAATCTCATTTTAAACTCGGCGACAAAGTAAAGGCTGAGCAATATGGTCGTGCCAAATCAAGTCTTACTTCATTTTGGAGTGGACATGGCGCAACTGATACGACACCAAAGACAGATATCTTAATTGGTGATAAAAGATTATCGCTGAAAATTGGTATGGCCCAACTTATGTCAGGTGGTAAAGCAGAGTCAACTGCAACTTTCTATGCTGCAATGGAAAAAGCAAACGTTTCCAAATCCCCACAACTTAAAAAAGTATTAGGTATTTTTGATGACTTTGTGACCGCACAACTTGCGCCGTCGCAACTAAGACCTATTATTAAAGCAGGTAATAACCCGGTAGTTAATCGAGGTGAAGCTGCTCATAAACAAATTATGAATGAGCTTGGTATTTTGTTTGAACAAAACGAAAAGTTTAAGATTGAATTTGCGCGTGAAGCAATGTCAGGATTTGTAAAATACGGAGAGACAAGTAATTCCGCAGCCGAGTTTATGGTTGTCTCGGATCATAACGGATCTTCAACTAAAATCACTTCAGTATATGACGACGCGTATTGTAAAAAGATTGCTGATGCAATGAAACTGCAGGCTCGGTTTAAAACATCGTCTCGTAAACTAAAAGGTGTAAAGACTGGAGAGTATAACTTTTGGTCTGTTATTTCCCTTATCGTTGATGCAAAACTCAAGGAAGAAGTTGAGCTTGAAGAAGGTATGTTTAGAAATGTTATTAGCAGGTTAAAAGGTAAAATTGGTCAAGGTATCAAAAAGGCTAGATCGTTTATTTCAGGTAAGGTATCTAACGTAATGTCATTCTTCCAGGCTGACCCAGATATTAAGGTTAATACTAAAATTAATTTCTGATGGCACAGCTAGGTTTTGTATACGAGCGATATGCATCTGACGCATTAAAGAAATATGATATAGTACCGGCGACATTTACACCAGCAGGAGCAGGAGCAGATCAACCCGATTTAGTAATTAAAAGACCAGGACCTCGAGCGTTAGGGCAAAGCGGATGTGAATTAAAGATATCGCCAGCGGCGTCAGGCGGATCCTTGGTTTTAAAGTATATAAATGGTAAATGGCAATTTGATGAAATACCAGTAAAGGATGTTGAAAAAAGATTTATAAAAGCAGTTGCAGTACGTGCAAAGGCATTAGATAAAATTAACAAAGCATGGAACGGTATTGAGTCATATAAGTTTGCTACTTCTGCATTATTATTAAACGAAAAGAAAATATTAACAAAAAGAGAACAATACGCAAAAGAACTGAAAAGGTTTCCTGATGTAAAAGGTGAAATATCAGCTACTGAAATAGAAGGCTATTATAACACAAAGGACACTTATTATATTAATGTTGGTACACACGGCTTGTATTTGCTAGGACAGAAAAATCCGTTAAACCTAAAAGGACTAAGAACCTTTGGTAAATTGGCAACGGCGGGTTATAGGGCAAGAGTACAAAATAAAGGTGGCGGAAATTATCAGTTTACATTTGAGTTAACATTTGGTATAATTAAAACGAATCGGTCAGAATATAATATAGCACCAGTAACAAGTGCAAAGAATGTAATGATAAATTTAGAAGTAATGGAAAAATCTATTGCACAGCTATTTAAGGTAGAAATATGAGAAGTTTTAAATCGTTTATAACAGAAGACAAAAACCTTCACATGACACATGCTGAAGATGCTGTTATAGATGGCGGCATAAAAGGAACGAGAAATGTTATCAACTATCTCCGTGATATTCGTGATATGCTTGGCGGCAGTACTAAGTCTTCTGTTAACATAAGTGTTAAGTGGGATGGAGCTCCAGCCGTATTTGCAGGAACAGATCCAAGTGATGGAAAGTTCTTTGTAGCCAAAAAAGGCGTGTTTAATAAGAACCCTAAAGTTTACAAAACACATGCTGATATTGATGCTGATACCGTTGGTAAAGGCGATCTTAACTCTAAATTAAAAGTTGCCCTTGACGAGTTTTCAAAGCTCGGTATCAAAGGTGTAGTACAAGGTGATTTTTTATATGAAAGAAGTGATATTAAAGAAGAAACGATTGATGGTGAATCGCATCTTACTTTCCATCCTAATACGATTGTTTACGCGGTACCTAAAGCATCAGAACTTGGTAAAGCAATACTCGGATCCAAGGTCGGTGTGGTCTGGCATACAGTCTACCGAGGAGATGCGTTTGAATCAATGTCGGCAAGTTTTGGAGAGGAGATTGCTTCAGGCCTCAAAAAAGTAAAATCTGTCTGGTCTGTTGATGCTGTCTTTAAAGACCAATCAGGGACAGCCAATTTTACTGCGGATGAAACTGCAGAGCTTACAAGAATACTTTCTCAAATTGGAACATTGTTTCGCGTAGTTCCTAAAAAGACATTTGATGGTTTACTACCTTCAACCAATAAAGAACTCAACATGAGAGTAAATACTTATATTAACGTTAAGGTACGTGAAGGACAACGTGTAGGCAATCCTAAAGTATTCGTAAAAGGTTTAACAAAGTATCTTAACGATTGGTATGATGGAGAGATCGCCGCAAAGAAATCTCCTAAAGGTAAAGCAACCTGGGAAGCTAAAAAAGCTGATGCAATGAAGTTCTTTAAAACAAACAAACCAAAAGATATTGAAAATCTATTCACAATGTATAACTTAATCGTAGATGCAAAACATATGATTGTACGCAAACTTGAAAAAGTTGACGGATTGAAAACATTGCTTAAAACAAACAAAGGATTTGAAGTTACAGGCCAAGAAGGTTTTGTGGCAATTGACCGTTATGGCAAGAATGCGTTAAAACTTGTTGACCGTTTACAATTTTCAGCAGCAAATTTTTCAGACAAATACATCAAAGGTTGGCAAAAGTAAAGAGAGGAGTCACCTGCCATGGCTATATGGAATAAATTAACACAAGCATACCTACAAGGTAATAAAACTCTGTTTGAAGCGTTTATGCTCGCAGATAAAGATGGTAATATCATCAACTCGTTTGGAGTTGCATCTAATATTCCAATCTCAGCAGGTCTCGTAGACGGTTATGGTCACATCAATAAGTTTGGCGCATCGTCAGATGATATTGCAAGTGGTACTATATGGGATGGTAATGGTGTAGGTAATGCCGATGATGTAGTATATCCATATCCTGCTGATAGTGTTATTGCCGTTACATCTGCAAGTAATGTAGGTGCTGGAGTATTAGTTGAAGGGCTAGATGCTGATTATAATGCAGTATCAGAAACAATTAATATCGGCGCAACTGGTGCTACTGTATTCTCTCGTATTTTTAGAGCAAGAATGGTTGATACCAATAATGATTCTGATGTATCATTAACTATGGGTGGTACAGAAGCCGCAAGAATTATTGAAGACAAAGCACAAACATTGATGGCAGTGTATACAGTACCTGCCGGCAAGACAGCATATCTGATTAAAACTCAAATGGGTTCAGATAAGGCTTCTACAAATGCTTCATTGAAATATACTCTTATGGCCAGAGATAATGTCGCTGGGTCTCCATTCCAAATCAAAGGCATTTCATATGCTGCTGGTGGTCAAAGTGTTACTATGGAATATCCAGTTCCGTTAAAGTTTACGGAAAAGACAGATATTAGAATGGATGTTTTAGCTCTCAATGGTGGGCAAACTTGTTCTGCAACGTTTGATTTAATATTGGTTGACAACCCGACATAATGTCACCGTTGCATTCTAAGCAATCCGGCTATATCAAATTGGTAACCATTGTTTACCTATTTCTCTAATAAATATATTTGTAAAAAGGATTAAACCTAGGCAATATGGCTTAGGATCGGATCATACAACATACACATATATTAGAGGAAACGGAATATGTCACAAGCTATCCTTACAGCCCACGGTTTTTTAACACAAGGTGTTGAAGGTTTTATTGATTTTATGAAATCAGTAAACGAAAACAGAATTCAACGCAAAGCAATTCGCATGACTGAAAAAGAATTGGCAAAATTGTCAAACGCAGAGTTAGATGAT